GGGTGCAATATCCCTAGGAGAGGACTTGGTATTAAGTCCTCCACTAAAATCATTTAATTGTAATGACCTTCTAGGCATCTATTAACACCCACATCCACATTCACAGTTCATATTATCTCCTTATTTTAGAGCTTTTTTAACTTCAGCCCAGATTTCATCGTCTAATTTATTGTCTGATTTCTTGATGAAATAATCACCAAGTTTTAATAACACAGCTTTTAAGATTTTTTCACTTAATAAACCTGTTAATAATTTACTGATTACTACGTTCATGTTATCTCCTATTCTTTAACATTTCCATCTTCTACGTGCTTGTCTAATTCTAGAATTTGGATTGTTTCTAGTTTTTGCAGAACTTCTTTTTAGTTGTCCTAATGACCTTGCACAATAAGACTTTCTTCTTTTAGCTGCTTTGCTACCTTTTTTAACTTTACCAGTAACAGCAGTCTTTAATTTACTACCAGGGTTAGCTTTTCTGTAAGCAGCAACACCCTTCTTTGTCATTCCAGCACCTTTCTTTGTAGGTCTGTAATTAGCATTCTTACCTTTAGTAGTTCTTGGTATAGATTTTTTCTTTTTTCTTGTAGCCATTATTTTTTTACTTCTTTTCTTATTTCTTCCATAATGGTCATTTCATCAAACTTCATACTAATACCTGGTTCAAATCTTTTAATTTCTTTTCCGTTTTCTAAAACAATAATAGTAGGAACAATGCTTATATTCCACTCTTTTACTATTGTAGCTCCGATTACTTTATCTTCTATATCTATTTCTGCTACATAACATATATTGCTTAACTGCTCTACTTTTACTCTATTGCCGTAATTCCAAGAAGCATTTACTTGTACTACTGAACAATTTTGTACATTCAGTAGTTGTACGTCTTGAAAACTATCTAATTTGACTGATTGTGAGTGCAACCAAGATAGCGACGAGAATAAAGTTAATACCAAGTATGATATAAATCTGTTGTTCATCTGTAAACCTCATTACTTATTATTCATATTAAGTAGAGTTTCGTTAATACTTCTTGTGTCTTCTTTAATGTCATCAACCTTATCTTCTAGTTTCTCTACTTTTTCTTCAGTATTTAGAATAGAGTTACGAATCATTTGGTCTTTTAAATCGTACTCTGTTCTGCTAATTGGTGGTTCTGGTAATTGTTTAGCTTCTTCAATTTCAGCTTGTAAATTAAACCATAAACCAACAATCATAAATATTGTAACACCAATACTGATAAACGTTTCAATACTCAATGTAAATTTACTGTCTTTACCTATCTCCATTTTATCCCCTTCATCTCATATCAGCTGGAACAATACCTCTTGTACCACCTGTTTTATCATTTTTCTTCATACCAAATTTTCTTAACCCTTCTTTATAATTAACTAGACATTGTTGTGCTGATGCCATTCTAATCTGTGCTATAGCTGGGTTATTTTCTCTAGCTGCTGCATCCATAAGAGCTTTACCTTTTACATAATCAATTAACAAAGGCTGTAATGTATTGTCTATATCTAGTGTACCTGTAATAGATGATAACTTATCTGGCTCTGCATAAAATGATATTACCATACCATCTGTTATGGTGTTACCTGAGCCTAGTTGTACTGGTTTTAGTTTAGTTTCAGCAGTTTCTGATGTACCACCGTCACCTATTTCAGTAGCTATTGCTATTCTATCACCTTCAATCCACCACACGAATGATGTTGATGGGTCTTTATATGTACTGCTTACTGCTGCCATGTTATACCTCTGTCCATGTTGTGTTAGCTGATGTTTCGCTATAAAACTGTTTTATTTCCTGATTTGTTAATCTAGGAATTTGTATATATTCACCAGCATCATTTTTAATTGCACATCTAAATACTTTATTTACAGTAATTGCTCTATCGTCATCTAAATTATACCATAACTGATTATGTGCTAAATCAGCTTTAGCATATTCTACTTTTTGCAAAAACTGACCCATATCAATCAATGCTTCATTAATTAAATTTAATACATAGTTTTCTGATGCATCAGGAACTGCCTGTAACACTCTACTATATATCTCTTTACCTGTAAATTCTATAGCTGCCATTATTTACCATCCATCATTTGTTCAATCTTTATTTTATCTATACCTATTAATTGCAACGCTTGTTGAAATTGAGCATTTACCATTTGATATTGTGTTGTATACCAATCATACTCTTTTGAATCAACTGCTAGTCTTAGGCTGATTTCATTTCCATATGCTTGAGATATATTTATTTTTGTTGCTATCTCTGAAGCAAAACCTTGAGCTGCTGCAAGTTTGTTACTTACAACACTTCCTTGCACATTTACTTGAGATAACCTAGAAGTTACCTCTGCTGCATAGGTAGCTACTTCATTTGCTCTTCCTTGAGCTTCTGATAAAAATGCATTACCTCCATTTATTTTAGAGGCTGCTAGTTCTGTATCTTCATTATTATTGTCAACTTCTGCTGCATCAAACTCTATGTTTGCTAGCTCAATTGCTGCATTTATCTTATCTGCAGATGTTTTCATTGCAGCCAAAGCTGTATCTATGTTATTATCGATATTGGTTATCATCTCTGCTATCTCACCTATAGCTTCATCAATCTGAGTGTTCATTTCGTCGGATATAGCCTGAGTTTCATCTAGTTCTGTTTTTAAAGCTGTAAATCCTGTTGCAATACTTGTATTAGAATGTTTTGCATTCATAAGTCTCATTAACGCATTTCTTGATGCATATAACACTACTGCATTTGTTGCTTCTTTAGCAAAATTACTTATAGCAGAATCAGTAGCTGCTATGCTAAAGTCTTCATTTATTTTTACTAATTTACTATCATCAGTTGCTGCACTAGCTGGTAATGTAAATATTTTTTTATTTTCAATATAATATGCTGGGTCAGAGCTTGTAGCAAATTCCATATAATTAGAATCTGCAGCTCTACCAGATTGACTAGCGTGTATTTCTCTACAAGGCATCAATACATCACTATTATTTTCATCTTTTCTTAAAACATGTAGTATCTTGCTATCTTCTACGTTTACATTTCCAGTAAATGCTTGTATTTCAGACATTCTATCTAACTTAGACATTGGTAAAACATCAATGATTTCTCTAGCACCAGCAGTAAGCCAGTCTACTATAGCAACATCATCAGTGCTACCAAAGCCTGTTAAATCGTCTATTCTTGTTTTGAAATCAGCCATTACTTACCTTGTCCTCTATATTTTTTCTTATAGTATTTACTACTCATCTTATTTCCAAACTTTGTATTCACGCTTTGACCTTGTCTTGTTTTCTTCTTGCCATTTGTATGTCTGGCTTGTGGTCCAAAACTTGGTCTTGCCATTATGCTCTTCTCTTTCCATTTCTTTTTCTAGCAAATGTGCGTACATTTGTAGGCTTTCCCCCTACTCCTTGCTTCTTTGCTCTCTTTCTTCTTACGGCACTTCTTTTCTGTGCAGAAGTCATACTTGCTGCTTTTGCAGCTGGTACACACTTAGGATATTTTCTTTTACTACCTTTGGCAGATTTTCTACCACATTTCTTGTAGCCTCCACCTTTTTTCTTAGAACCAATGTCTACCCAGTTCTCACTGAACCATTTCCTAAGTCCACCTCTGTAAGCCATTAATATTTACCACCACGTTTTTTATATTCTCTAACAAGCCAAGCATTAGCATAAGCTGATGGATAAACATCAAACTTACGTTTAGCTGCTGCTTTAACTCTAGAATATAGTGCCTTGTTTTTTGGTGTAGGCTTACTACTTCTTTTTTTTCTTTTTACTGATTTTCTTTTTCTTGCCATAACTTTTTTTCTTCATTTTTTTTCCTGCATGATAAGGCATAGTTTTTTCTCCCTATAATTTAATCCCACTTAATCAGTGAGTTCATCTTCTTTTCTCTTGCTTTCGCATTTTTCTTTTTAGTTTGTTCTATATGGTCTCCCATACTTTTAGAACCAAAGTCTATTTGGTCAGTTCTAATCGCTTTTGCCATAGGAGTATTTCTCATAACAAATTGCGTGCTCCACTTAGGTGGATGTGCACGTTCACCACAAGAAGGACAGTTAAACATACCCTCTGGGTTTGGTGTACTACAATGCTGACACTTAGCCATTATTTATAAAGAATTATATATGCAACTCTAGTAGCATCAAGCTTTACAGCTTCAGTTGAAATGATTTCATTATTTGTGCTATCTAAAGTATTTACAAAAGTTTTAATATCATTAGCTAAAGAACCAGATGAATCATCTGCTTTAGTACTTAAATCGTTAATAATTACTTTTACATTTGCGTTATATACTGCCATGTTATCTCCTATTATTTAAAATTCTTTTAAGCTTTTGGGAGAGCGTTTAAACGCCCTCCCCAGTAGCTTATACTGCCACTATTATGATAGTGTAATATGGTCAGCGTCATGTTGTTGCCCAAACACATAAAAGTTTGAACCGTCACATACTAACTCTGCCCAGTCACCTGGTTGTGCTGTTGAAGCAACCCAGATAAGCTCATCAACTCCTGACTCAGCAGAAGGTGATGCTGCTCCATCTGCAGCTGTAGTAATCATACCAATTAAGGTATCTTCAGCTGAATTTGGAATCACTTTAACTGTACCACTACCAGCGTCAGTTAGGATGAACTTAGCGTGCCATCCTGCACCTGCTGCTGCAGCAGTTGGTAATGTAACATCAAATGAAGCGTCTTGGTCAAGTGTAAACACTTTACCTGAGTCGTTTGCAGTTAGTGTTCTAGCTGCTACAACATTTTCAACTTTCATTTTAAAATTACTTACACCACTATTTTGTTCTAAGTATGATGCTCTAGCCATGTTATACTCCTTCCACGTTGATTAAGTAATGAGATTCTGGTAAACATACCTCAAGACCTGCTTCTGTAAGAATCATGTCTTTTCTCAAGTCTTCATCTGCACTTTGTACATTTGTCATAACTTGAGTATCTCTATTAACACCGTTACCAACTAATGGTCTGTAGTATAGCTTACTCATATCAGCCATCAACATTAATCCAGATGAATGTCCTCTGAACAATGGTTCTTTAACCATATATACAGAACCGTGAACAGTGTTGATTTCCATTAACTGGTGACCAAACTGTCCTGATAATTCATCCATATTAATACGATACTGTGAGTCTACTGTTGAAACATCAGCAAAACTATTATTACCCATTTTGTTGAAGTAAGAAATTACAGGAAGAGAAGCTAATGCTAATCTTTCGTTACTTCCACCTCTAGCTGGGTCAAATAGCACCTCAAAGTCGCCTAATAAAGCGTCATAAGTTAATTCAGATGTTGCATATTGTTTAGCGTATGCTTTACCTGATTCATATTCTAAAGCTGCATTTCCAGCTTTAAATGTACTATTTTTAATAATATGTCCTACTAGACCTTCTGAATATTGAATACCATTTATTCTTGCTTTTTGGTTAAAAAGCATAGCTCTTTCAATATCAATTTTGTGCTCTCTCATTTTCATAGCTAGCACTCTTTCAAATTCGTTGGAATATCCACGAAGTTGAGTTGCGTATGCAGTGTTTGTAATCTCTGCAGCAGTTTTGAAGATTTGAGTATATCCAAATCCATCATCAATGCCTTCTGAGAATACGTCTGGTGACCCAGTACCTTCTGCATAAGCTGAACCGATTACTTGACATCTATCTTCATCTGCGATAGAGTCAGAACCTGTAGTTCCTGATACAGAAATACATTTAGCTGTAAAAGATGAATCTGCACCATTATCGGTTACTGCTGATTCAATTCTTAAGATTGCATTTCCATATCCTGCGTCAGAACCAACATTTCCAATAGTTCTTACTGCAATTACCATACCTTTTACAAGGAAGTCTACAGAAGCTCCATTAGATGTTGCTGTTTCTACGGTTACGTTATAATCTGTTCCTGCTGCTACTGTACCAACAGCTCCTTTAACGAAGAACTCTCTACTTGTATAACTAATCTTTGACCTATCTTCAAGATAACGGAACAAAGAATCGTCAGTAGGAAGTTTAGCTGTTTTTGATAAGTACACGAAGAATGGTGATTCTTCAGGTGCTAATTCAGCGATTCTGTCGCTGAAGTTAAACAGTCTTCTTTGGTCAGGAGCAACACCAGTGCCAGTAGCACCAGTTGCTGTAGTAGAAGCAGAAAGATTATTTACTTTAAGTTGTCCACTATTTATTGCCATTTTATTTTCCCTTTACGTTTTACTTTTTTGCAATACTGCCACGTATAGAACGAGTATTACCAGCTTTCATAATATTGGACCACATACTATCTTCATCAGATGCTTTAGGAGGTTGTCCACCTTGAACTAAACCAGCTGACTTAGGTTTTTGTTGTGTTCGCTTTACGCTTTCAATATTTTCATTTACTTGTGGTAAACCGTTTTTATTTGTATTCCATACGTTAAACAGTGTCTCTAGAGGAAGTTGGTCTTTAGGTTTTGTAACAAAATCTACAAAGTCGTTTGCATCAGTTTCAGACATCTTGTATTCAGTTTGTGCTCTTAATTTAAGAGTGTCCACTTGACGCTGTGCTTCTAAGCGACCCATATAGTCTCTCATTTTTGAGCTAACAGCATCATCAATCTCTTGTTGTCTTAATTGAAATGATTTACTATTTGGATTTGTATACGCATCCCAAGGATTAAATTCCTCTTCATTTATTTGTATTTGCTCTTTGTCCTGTCCTTTACCCCCTGATAAGTGGTCTCTGACAACGCCTACCAGCTCAGGATTATCCTGAAATAGCTTTGCTACTGGTTTTACTTTGTCTAACTCAGCCTGAGCTTTATCATACATAGACTGGAATTTTCGTACATCATCTTCTTGTTGTACGTCAGAACTCAAATCCTGTTGAATCTCAGACTCACTTATATCATTATTTTCAGAAGTTTCAGAACCTTCTAAAGTTTCATTTTCATTTATATATTCGTCACTCATTTTATTTTCCCTTTCCGATGTGCTGTTTATTGTTCACCAATATCTTCTGACAGTAATGAATTTATTCCAGCCTGCACCTGTTGTTCTTCTTGACGTTTGGTTCTTTCTGTATTTACTTTCTGTTGAGCCTTTGCCCCAGTAACCACTTTATTAAGGTCAGTTTTAAACTTCTGTACCTCAACACGTTTTCTGTCAGACATAGACTCTCTTTGGGCAGTTTGTAAATCTCCAGATAGAATCTTTATTTGGTCTTGTAATTGACTAATAATACCTTGCATTTTTTGTACTTCTCCAGTACGTTGCAGAACTCCTTCTTTATCAAAGATTTCTGTTTTCTTTAATGCTTCAGTTCTATCAATCAATCCTAGTTGATATGCCTCTAGATACATTTGATATTCAGCGTGTTTATTATTAGGCATTGTTGAGCCTGAAACAACACGAACATCAAATTGTCCTGCAGTAATATCATTTTCTATTTTGACCAATTCTTTTGTTTTATCATCATACAATCTATTATTAATAGCAAACTGTGTAATATCATTGTTTGGTTGTACGATTCTAAATTTCTTTTCAAATGTGTAGTGTTCTTTAGACATTTGATATAAAACCTTCCCAAGCTGTTGCAATGCCATTTCAATGTCACGCAACTTTGAAGCACCACGACCTTCTCCCATTTGTGCTAGTAGCATTGTGCCACGAACACTTTGAGGTGCACCTTCTTTGAACCCCTGCAATAGTTCAGGAACTCCGAAGTTTAAGTCAATATAACGCTCTACTTGATTAATAAGAGCATAAAACTGACTTGTTAAAGGTTGTGGAGAAGGAAAATGTGGTTCTCCATAACTTGGGTCATATTCAATTACAGCATTAGGATTAGCCCAATCTTTTTCAAGTTGTGAAATGCTTTCAACACTTCCTTGTGGTACTAATAGTTTTAGACCAGCAGAAGTTTGAGCATGAGATAATGCAAGAGAAAATAACTTATTAAGCAATCTCTGCATATCTTTTACTTTATTCACATCTGATTTAGGGTATGGTGTATTAGTCCATATATTTGGTATAGGAACGATAGGGTAAGTATCAGTGTCCAATATAGTTTCATACAAAAGGACTTGCCCTAATGATGCTGTAACTTTAATTCTTGTTTGTGGTATTTCTACAAAAGCATAAGTATTGTTGTTAAATTGAGCTTCATTTTCAGCCATAAATATTTGAAATGCTTCTGCACTCATAATTGTTTCAGTATTGTTTTGTTGGTCAGCTACTCTGTAATAAGGAACTCTTACTTTACTAAAACGTTCAATAATACGATAACGTTGTGCTATTGTACTTTCATAATCTTTATCTTCTACTTCAGCAGGTGTAAATATATTTTGTGAGTTCTTTTGCTGCGAGTCAGGGTAATCGTCATAATAGTCAGACATATTGTGTGTTTCAATATTAGGTAGAAACTCTTCTACATCTGGATATAAGTCTAATAACTGCTCTTTAGTTAAGATAGTAGACATTAAAATGTTTGCAGCATCTTTAAAATACCTGTCTCTAGAAGCAGGGTCTACGTACACTCTAAATGGATTTACGTGAGTAAACATAACTTCTCCTCTACCATAATCTGCTTCTGGCTCTGTGTATGCATAAAAATAACCAATACCAGCAGTAGCATAATCGTGTACAGCTTGTTTAAAGTGATGCTGCCCATCTGATATATCATAGATATATTCTAATAATGTTCTCCAAACGTTAGCTAACTTAGTATCTGAATCTTCTCTAGCTGTTACACCAAACTTTACAGGTCTTGATGTCATTAAAGATTTCAGTTTATCTATAGCAGCATATATTCTATCAATAGTAAAGTCTGCTTGACCTACAGATTGTAATACTTCTGACTCTTCTGCTGTATAATGATTCCCTAGTGTAAAATCTATTGCATCTCTAGCTTCAACATCCCAATCTCTTCTAGCTTCTGCATAACGTTGAAAAATTTCTCTATTTTCTCTTGCTTTATCGTCTTCTTTGATTCGTGACATTATCTTACCTTCATTTGTTGTCTGCGTTTTCTATCTTCTTTGATAGCTTTTTGCTCTTTCATTAGACCTCTAGTTGGTAAATAATCTACTTTCCCTGCATCTCTTTGAGCGTTATATTCTGCTCTTCTTAAATTTTCTGCGTCAACAGTAAATCTTTCCATAATTTTTCTTGTTTTATCTTTAGTTTTTTTACCAAAGTTGTATAATCTTCTTCGTAAACCTGCTGTATCTATTTTCATGCTTTCTCCATATACGGTTGTAAAAATTCTTTATAAAATTCTTTATTTCTACCCAATCTTCTTTTTTTTCCTTCTGGGTCTTTAAATACTCTTTCATACTGCTTAAACCCAGGTCTTCCTGGGTCATCTTCTAACGCACCTTCTACATTGTTATGCATTAGAAATTTCGCAGTTGTTGGAAACTTTTTCAAACTTCCTAAGTTAAAGCAATAATCAGATAGGGCATACTTCATCCTATTCTCTACATCAGTCCATTTTCTATTATTAGAAATACAATGATTTTTTGCTTTTACAAAAGAAATTTGTGCTTCATGCAACAAGAGGTCTTCTACCTCTCTTTCACTCAATCCTGTTTTCTCATAAGTCTTTTGTTCTTCAAGTCTTTTTAGTTTGTATCCGTAACCTATTGTTTTTAATCCACCTTCAGGTGAATCATACGGATAAAACTTTCCCCCTACTTTATTTGCGTACCCTTCTACCCTTTTTAAGTAGTCAATGTATTCTTCTAATGTATAATCAGATACCATAACCCTGTTTAATTTAAAACAAGCTAAGGGGCGAAATCTCATATTTTTAATCCTGTCATCCAATTTATTTTTGTACGTGCTTGTGTAGGAAAATCATCAGGTCTTTCATACTCATCATTCTTTATAGTTCTACTTCTAGGAGGCTTTGCAAAAAAGTCAGCATAATACAGTCCATCAAGCAAGTCATCATGCTTACCTTTAGGAAACTCAAAGATTTCATCTATTAGTTCTGAATGTTCTTTTTTAATGTATAACTTCTTTGTATTTATTATACTACCTAATGACATTTCTAATCTATCTTCTTTTTTAATACCA